CTGCACATCAGCCATCCATAAGGTGTTAGAACAGGTTGGCACTGGCAGAATTCTATTTTGTTAAACTGCTTAACAATGTTTATCTTGGAATCCATACCTGAGCCATGCAAGTCTACTCTCTGTTCACCGTCTGTGATCACAACGCTATCATCACCATCAACAAATATTAAAGCATTAGGCCCAAATGCCTGTCTCAAAATTGCATAATTAATTACGCAATTCCCGCAGGCTGTGTTCGGATCTCCACTCATTCTCCTACCCTCACACCAGTACTTAATTCCATTTCTTGTTCTACCATAATTTCGCAATTGTTGGTCTAACAAATGTTTGAGGAACTTGTCACCTTTGAAAATTAATTGATAGAATTTATGTTCCATCTTAAGCAAGTCAATGTTTACACAACTATCAAACTTGCTATGGTCAATTAAGTAAGCCACTGGTTTCTTAACTGCGTTCCACATGTTGTATAGTATTTCACCTCTTTCGAGAGAGTTGTACCCTTTAGCAACAAATGGAAAACCTGAATTTTCGCCAATGACTGGCTTCGAAATAGCCTTTTCAATGGGGACAATGTACTTGGCAAGACGAGCGGTGAATGGTGTTGCTCTAAATTGGATGGCTCTGGGTGCCTTATTTGGATCGTCCTTCTTTTCAAACTTAATAAACAAATTAACCTTGCTATGAGCAGGTTTTAGGTCTAGGTACATGCCTTTCGTGTACCTCTTCCTCATCCTTTGGGGACGTGATCTAATAAGATCTTTACTGGATAGTTTGTTTACTTCTGGGAGGCGAGCAGCCAGGCTACACAGGATGTTGTTATAGCCATCAATAAGCTGCCTCTCTGTTTTGCGGGTTTTCGTAAGGTGTCGTCCAACAAGGCTACGAAACTCATTGGCACTACAGCCATGATCTCCGTATAAAGGCGGCAAACATAGGTTAGGAACGAAAGAACGGTGCATTTCACGCCTATGCCAACATGGGTCAGCATTCTTCGCAAATATCTTAAAGTTACTTGCCTTGATGTTATCCAACCTGCCGCCAGCGCAAAGACAGTCCACTTTGCCACCTGCTTGAAGCGGGTGTAAGCTTCCCCTTCCCCCGAAAGGAACGCTTTTCTCGACTGATTACCAGAGTCGTTTTCCCAGACGTATGCTTGGATTTCTTCATCATCTGGTACCATAGCCAAAGCAATAGAGCCAACAAACCCTTTCTCAACTCTACTTGGATGAATTTCTTTCTGTACAATCAACTGTTGAGCATATGCTCTTAGCTGACTCCTCATCAATTCATCTCTGGGGATAAATGCTGCTTTCAACTTTAGATGATCGTACAAGTCTGGGAAGTACGTGACTGTTTTAGGGGCTATAGCGTTTGTGAGTTTAGCCCATTTGTTCCTAAGAATAGGAACCACATCATACTTATGTTTGACGTGATGCAAAGAAGGTGGTAAGACTGCTGTCTTTAAATACCACCCCTCTTTGTCGAACTCGCCCTCAGGCTCTGCGAACGCTGACTTGTTCCACCACTTTTCTTCTTTTTCCAACTGTCCATTAGGGGTTTGAATGCTACCATCATTGCTGCTGCACTGATCTGCTTCTCTCTGTCCGTCAGGTCCAAGTCCGGAAGTTCCAAGCTCTCCACTAGATGAAAGTAATTCAACAGGTAGTGCTTGTTCGTCGATAGATCTCTCTTGATACGGTATACACCCATTGGTGTACACGCAATCAACCGGGTAGGCCAGGATTCTATGACCGCTTTTGCGGACTTTATCCACTTGCTCACTTGCCCTGGTTGAGAGCGTGATTCCTTGCGAAAATCCTTCATGTACTGTTCGTACGTTGGAAGATCGCTGGACACGTCCACAGACTTCATTACTT